TTTAAGCCTCCACGTATGATAAATTCCCGTTGTGACTTGTTTAAGGCTTGGTCCGGGCCTAGATTCAAAGCGATAGAAGAGGAGGTGTACAAACTGCCTGAGTTTGTAAAGAACATACCTGTTACAGAGCGTCCGCGCCTGGTCGCTGAGATGCGAAAGTATGGCACGCGTTATTTTGCTACTGATTTTACAGCCTTTGAAAGCCACTTTGTCCCCGAGATTATGGATGCAGTTGAGTGTCAACTGTATCGGTGGTGCCTTTCAAATGATCTTGACAGTGCATTCTTGTGTGACACCTTAATGGGCCATAACAAGATGAGGACTCGTACAGGTGTTCGTTCTGAGATTGTTGGTCGCCGGATGAGTGGTGACATGTGTACTTCTCTCGGCAATGGGTTTACCAATTTAATGTTGGCTAAATTCATTGTCTCTGAGAAAGGTGGTCACTTAGCTGGGTTCGTTGAAGGCGATGATGGCCTTTTTGCGAGCTCTGTTGAGTTAACCGCAAAGGACTATGCCAGTCTTGGTTTCACCATCAAAATAGAAGAAGTCCCTAATCCATGTGAGGCTTCATTCTGTGGCATGGTGTTTGCTGAGAGTGGTGAGATTATTCGCAATCCCATTTCCTTTTTGAGTAAGTTTGGTTGGACCGGCAGCTTCATCAACGCTGGACCGCGTATAATGGATGAGTTGCTGCGGGCTAAGGCCCTTTCTGCTATTTACGAGACCCCCCAATGTCCTATAGTTGGTGTAATGGCCCGTGTAGCTCTTGAAAAAACCTCTCACGTGCATCCTAGGTTTGTCTCTGATGGCTTCCACGAGAATTTGCCTGACGTGGTTGCGTTGCCTCGATTTTGCCCTAGTGTTGGGACTCGAGTACTGTTTGAAAAGCTCTACGGAATTTCCGTGCCGTGTCAGCTTGCAATCGAGAAACAGCTTTATTCCAGCTGTGATATCGTAGGCCTCCTGGATATTTGCCCTGATGCTATCCAGTATGCTTCGAATTATGTCGAGGTGACTTAAG